ATATTGTTGATACGGGTCTGTATTTTGTAATTTAGGAAATACGTATGTAGCCGGCAATGCATCGGCTACATCGTCTTGTAAACTGCCGGTTCTGCTTTCTTTAATTAACTCTAAAATTTTCATATTAGCCGATTACAAAAGTAAGCGGTTTGCCACCGTCTTTGTAGTTTACTAGATCTAGCTCTAATTGTTCAATTTCTGCTTTACCTTCAGATTTAAGCTGAGTACCATTTAGTGTTGTGCCGCCTTGCGGGCTAGCAATTTGACTAAATTTTTCACGAGCTTCACCTAGCATAATTTTACAGGTTGCAAGTGCATAATCACGTAACCACTGCCCGGCAAACGGATCTTGTAGTAAATTAAAATCAGGACGTTCATTGTACATCCAAATTAACAGTTCTTCTTCAGTTCTTGGACGTTGCATCAAGGTTAATAATTTAGTAGTTGGATTAAATGTAAAGTTGATTTCGCTACCGAACATTTTACCTACCATTTTTTGGTAGCTAGCAAATGCAAAATATGTTGCTAATCCGCCCATGTTTGAACTGGATAGCAAATAGGTGTTTGAATAGGCAAGATTGAACGGTTCAAACAAAGTTCCGCCATTCCCACCACCACTTCTACTACCGATGCTTCTACGGAATAGCTGTCTAACGCTTTGTACTTCTTTTGGCAAATAATACTCGTTTGTGTCCATTTGTAGCATAATAAACCCAAAGCTCTCTTCTACGGCGTTACTACTACGCTGGCGAAATTTACGTAATGCGCGATCTATAGCTGTATTGTAGTGTGCAGGGTCTAGTTCTACGTCAATCATGCCAGCACCCAGCATAGTTTGTACGTATTCGACTACTTCTTGTCTTTGATTTTCTGATTCAGTCATATGAATATTTAGTTAAATACATCACTATGCCGAGACTCTCATTATATAAGCCAGGAAAAGGTGCTGATTTTAAATTCCTAGATCGCACTATCAACGAGCAATTTCAAGTTGGTGGCACAGATGTACTTATACACAAATATCTAGGTCCTGTAAATCCAGAAGACGGAACTGCCAGTCCTGCACTGCCTGTTAACTCAAATGGTGCATTTGGCATTCAGGACGTATTATTGATGGAAAATAGAGATCGTCATTATGACCCGGATGTTTATACAACTCGTGGCATTTATGACATGCAGGATATTGATTTTAATCTAAGTCAATTTGGCATGTTTTTACAAAACGATACTATTAACTTAATGTTTCACTTAAAAACAAATGTAGAAACATTAGGTAGAAAAATTATGTCGGGTGATGTTATTGAATTGCCCCATCAAAAAGACGAATATGCTTTTGACGATGCGTTAGTTGCTCTTAAGAGATTTTACGTTGTGCAAGATGTTCGACGTCCTGCAAAAGGTTATAGTGCTACCTGGTATCCACATTTAGTTTTAGCAAAATGTGTTCCGTTGGTAGATAGCCAAGAGTTTAAAGAGATCCTCGATGCAGATAGTGGTGCCAGTGATGGTAGTAGTTTACGTGATTTAATGAGTACCTACAAAGCCAATATTGAAATTAACAATCAAATTGTTGCACAGGCAGAAGCCGATGCGCCTCGCAGTGGATACGATGTCAAGGGATACTATATTATTCCTACAAAAGAATCTGGGTTAGTAGATGTTGCCGATGCTAGTGACACAGAAGACGATGCAAGTATTGATAAAGCCGTATTAGATGCCAGCATGGTATTACGCAGTCCTAGTAGAAATTTATATGTTGGATATTTAACAGGCGAGGGTATACCGCCTAACGGCGCACCGTTTAGTCATGGTTTAGAATTTACTCAACGACCTGTTCGTGGGGAATTTTATCTACGCACAGATTATATGCCAAATAGATTGTTTAGATATAATGGAAATAATTGGATTAGATTTGATGACAATGTACGTATGACTCTTAACAATCTCGGGTTCGATGATGTTAATACCGCACCATATATTGGCAAGCAGGTTAGAGAAACACAGAAAACTGGGTTTATTAATAATAATACTACCTCAACAATAAATGGCAAAGTAGTACCACAACGTCAGGCATTGAGCAAGGCACTTAAACCAAAAGCGGATAATTAACCATGAATCATTTTTACGACGGGCAATTAAGACGATACCTAACACAATTTATCAGGGCAATGAGTAACTTTGCATATAAAGATGCAAAAGGTCAACTGGTTCAAGTTCCTGCGCGGTACGGCGATATGACTCGACAAGTTGCACAAATTTTAAAGAAGAATAGCGAAAATACTTTAGCAAGTACTCCAATGATTGCTTGCTATATTAAAGATATTCAATACGACCAAACTAGATTGCAAGATCCTACTTTTGTTAGTACAGTGAATATTCGAGAAAGAGCAGAAGATCCAGATACCGGCGAAATGTTATATACACAAGGCGCAGGATTTAGCGTTGAAAGAATAATGCCAAGTCCATATTTAATAACCTTTGCTGTCGACATATGGACCAGTAATACAGATCAAAAAATGCAGTTGTGGGAACAGTTAGCAGTATTGTTTAATCCTAGTTTAGAATTACAAACAAATAATAATTTTTTAGATTGGACCAGTCTTACAGTTTTAACTTTAGAAAATATGATTTGGAGTAGTAGACAGATTCCGCAAGGCCTCGATCAAGATATTGATATTTTAACAATGAGTTTTAAATCACCTATATGGATCACTCCGCCTGCTAAGGTTAAAAAATTAGGAATTATTACAAAAATTATTGCCAATATTTACGATGTTCCACTAAACAACGAAGAAGGCAAGTATAACAATATTGAATCCGCTTACGACTTTGGCGACTCTATTGCAAGGACTGTGGTTACTCCGGGTAACTTTGACTTATTAGTATTAGATAATGTTGCCACTGTTATTAAACGTAATAATCTAGGCAACAATATTGATATTTCTTCTCCCGAAAATACTGTTAGCTGGCATAACTTATTAGATTTATATCCTGGACAATTCCGTGCAGGATTAAGTCAAATAAGATTACTAAAACCTAACAATGCCGAAATTGTTGCCTACATTAGTTTAGATCCTAAAGATGATACTAGGATGATTCTTAATATTGATCAAGATACTGTTCCATCAAATACAATTATTAACGGTCGCGGAACCATTGATGCGATCATTAATCCAGAAACATTTAATCCAACACCACCAACAACCGGCGTTACCTATCTAATCCTCGAAGATATTAATCCGCAGTATGGCCAAGAAGGATTTGTCGGAGTAGAGGCATGGAAAAATTCAGACGGCAGTGATTTTTATGCACATGCCAATGATATTATTTTGTGGGATGGAGAATACTGGAGCATTGTATTCGATTCTACTACTACAGCAGACACAACATATATAACTAATATATACACCGGGGTTCAATACAAGTGGCAAGATGGTTCATGGACCAAGAGCTACGAGGGTGTTTATGATCAGGGTATATGGCGTCTAATTCTTTAAATCAAATTATTTGTAGCGGCGGGTTGTTCCTAGCAAAGGATACTGGCCGCTTTCTTTTATTGATGCGTGGACAAGGTAAGACTGCCGGTACTTGGGGGCTTGCTGGTGGGAAACTCGAGCCAGGCGACCTGACTCCGTACGACGCACTTAAAAGAGAAATATCCGAAGAGGTAGGTAAAACACCTACTATTAAAAAAGTAATACCACTGGAGTTGTTTACTAGCAATGACCAACACTTTCAGTATAACACCTATGTATTGGTTATTGATAAGGAATTTGTGCCCACTTTAAATGATGAACATACAGGATACGCTTGGTGTAGTTATGAATACTGGCCTAAGCCACTACACCAAGGTGTTAAGAATACATTTAATAATAAAACTATTAAAACTAAACTAGAACTTCTTCTAGAATTGATTTAGTGCTTGCCTAATGAGCTTGCTGGTTGGGCACCAGACGGGTCGCCTAATTGTGCTTGTGCTTGCTTTTGTACTTCGGTAAAAGTTTCAATTGCCATTTCAATTGGTAACTTTGCTAATCCACCTAATACTGTATTAAGTTGGTTGATATCTAACTTTAATGTAACTGTTTGTTTTTGTTCTGCCACGTTAATCTCC